TGTTGGGGGACAAACGATTACAAGAAACTTGGTTCCATCCTGCAGGAAATGTAATCAAGAAAAGGGGACAAGCAACTGGTTATCCTGGATGCGAGCTACGTTTGGTGCCAATCCGGGTAGAGAACAATTGATTTTATCGCACATTAAATAATGCCTAGTAAGTATGATGCTATTAACAAGTTAAAAGCAGAAAACCCAGAACTTACTTGGACCCAAGCGGCAAACCAAGCTGGGTTTGAAGGCGAATGGACAAGTTACAAAGGTAAAGCCAAACCCAGAACTGGTGATGCTCGTGGTCAGGCTAGGCGTAGAGCTAGGTTTGACCAACCGTCAACTGAAATGGCTGGTTATGAGGCTAAACGGTTACAACAAGAAAGTACCCGTATTAGTGCTGAAGCCGAAATGTTTGGACTTGAACCGACACAAATTGAACATTTGGCTGATCAAGATGATTCCAGGGCAATGACTTCGGGTGCTCCTGGTGATCCTACCAATAAACTAATAGTTACACAATCTGAAGCTCGGTTAAAAGACACGGTTAAACAAGCTGCTGGCTCAGATTTTGCTACAACTATTAACCCGTCTACCGAATCAATTAGGGTTATACCTAAACAAAATTTTGATCCAATAGCTGACCCAGCAACTTTGCCTGGAATTGATATTTCTATTGCTGAAAATCTTAATGCAGGTTTTGACCAAATTCGTAATTTACTAGCTAAATTAAGAAAACCTACTGCACGGTTTGGGCAAGTTTTAACCGATCTAAAAGATATTAGTCAGCAAGCTGTTGATGTCAAAGCTCAACGCATGATGGACCCTGAAAGACGAATGGCTCCTGACCCTAAACTTATGGGACCAGGCGGTCTAGGCAGACAAGCTGTCAAAGAAATTGCCGAAGAACTTATTTTTACTGGCGGTCAAACGTTAGTTAATCAAGTAACTGGCAGTATAGCACCTAAACCTCGTTCTAAAAAACGTTAACACCCTATGAGCAACGTACTAGCCGCCCTACAGGGCGATTTTAAAGTATTTCTACAAGCCCTGTGGTCGCAGCTAGACCTGCCTGAACCGACCAGAGCACAATACGCCATTGCCGACTACCTACAACACGGACCTAAGCGACTACAGATTCAAGCGTTCCGTGGTGTCGGTAAAAGTTGGATTACTGGTGCCTTTGTGCTCTGGACTTTATTTAATAACGCAGAAAAGAAGATCATGATTATCTCCGCTTCTAAGGAGCGGGCAGATAACATGAGTATCTTCCTACAAAAACTTATTATTGAGACACCTTGGCTTAAGCACTTGCAGCCTAAGTCGGATGACGCCCGTTGGAGCCGGATTAGCTTCGATGTTAACTGTTCACCGTCCCAGGCTCCGTCCGTCAAAAGTGTCGGAATCACGGGTCAGCTGACTGGTAGCCGTGCCGACCTGATGATTCTTGATGACGTGGAGGTGCCTGGTAACTCTATGACTGAAATGATGCGTGAGAAGTTGCTTCAACTCTGTACGGAGGCTGAGTCAATTCTTACACCTAAGGATGACTCCAGGATTATGTACCTGGGTACCCCACAGACAACCTTTACCATTTACCGTAAACTTGCAGAACGTAACTACCGCCCCTTTGTTTGGCCAGCCCGTGTTCCTCGTAAACTGGCAAACTACGAAGGGCTTATTGCACCCCAACTCCAAGAAGACATCGACCAAGGTGCCGACCCCTGGAGTGTAACTGACCCTGACCGATTTAGCCATGATGATCTACTTGAACGTGAAGCGTCTATGGGACGCAGCAACTTCATGTTGCAGTTCATGCTTGACACAAGCCTCAGTGACGCTGAGAAATTCCCACTCAAGATGGCTGATCTTATCGTCACCAGTGTTAATCCTAAGTCCGCTCCTGATGACATCATCTGGTGCAGCGATCCTAGAAACGTACTCAAAGAACTTCCGACTGTTGGGTTACCTGGAGACTATTTCTACAGCCCAATGCAGATCCAAGGGGAGTGGGGACCATATCAAGAAACAATTTGCTCAGTTGACCCGTCG